TCGAGTGAATCCCATCTAAGTCCACATGTGACTTCCCAAGACTTCATGGACGCGAATATGACCAAAGGGTTTTTCCATTTATTTGGTCGTATGCCCCGTGAAGAAGATTTGGATGAGTTAAGATTTCAGCATGCTTACGAAGGCAACTTCGTCAAGATTATGCATGAAGCTAACTTAACCTATCCTGATAGTAGCACACAGCAACTGGTAAAATCGATCCTCTATGATGAAGTCTGGGGGATCGATGTCAACCATGAACATGATCTTTCTCCTGTCTTAGTACACAAACCTGAAGTCTTATACGACAAAAATACGATGTTAAGACAAAGACTGGATGATTTTATCTTAAATGAAGTCAGACAGTACACAGGTCTTACTTTCAATGAGTATCTGGAGTTACCTCGTTGTGAACAACAGATCATCCTTGAGGGATGTCGTGATCATGTCGAGAAGAAACGTCGTAAAGAGGATAGTCAAAGACAGGAACAGGATAAAGTCATGGAACAGCTAGGGCTTAATGAGAAGATCTGATATATGCTATGATTGAAAAAGCTGTCGTGATATAGCTTCCTTTAGTCATTTTGGAAGACACAGTCTCCTAAAAACTCCTGTAAGTAAACGATAGGGTAGGGTAGGATGATAGCATCCTACCTCCCTTTTTTGATAAAGATGATTTACACACCCTAGAGTACCATGATCGGTACTCTAGGGATCTATGACGTCTGGTCTCTGATATCTTTACTTAAGTGCTATATCTCTGACCCCTGAATATAAACCAAGGAAGCACGTATGCTGATCTACAATGATCCTTTTGTCAAACCACAGAAAGAATACCAAAGAAACATCGACCCCCTAAAAGACTACATGGAGATGGGAGCAAGATATCTATCAAAGCTCCATGGTACGGACTATGAAGAAACCTTGAAATGGATGAAAGAGAATAGGGATACTTTACTTCATTTCAAAGATCCTGCTGTCAAAGCCGTATTTCAAGATAACAATGGCGATAAGATCGAACAAGAGACAACGTTAGGTAAGTACTTAAATGATGCAATAGCCAACCATGAGATCATCTCACCACCACTGACTACCTACTATCCTGAGAAGAAGAAAAAAGCATTCCTGGTAGACTTTACATTAGCTAACATCGCATCACGTAGTAAGAACAAGAAAGAGATGTTTCGGTATGAGATGTTAAAAGACAGGATGAACTATCTCATCAAGAAAAACGAACAGGCTAACGACAAGATCTCTAATAACGCAATCTCTGGAGCATCTGTAGTTCCTTCCACCATGATCTACAATCCTACTATGCACCCCTCTTTGACTTCTACTTGTCGGATCACATCAGGTTATGCCAATGCCAACAATGAGAAGTTCCTAGGGGGAAATCGTCATTACTACAGCCCAAATATCATCATCAATGATCTTGTCTCTATCACCACCCATTTTGATCATGATCTCATGTTGAAGATCATGGAGAAATATAACATCCATTACCCAACTACAGAAGAAGTCTTTGCTCTGGTAGTAAAATGCAGTAGTAAATACGGTCGCCACAGAAGTAAAGAAGGATTGATCAGAGCGTATATTGACAAACTGACACCATTAGAGCGAGCAGCATTTGTCTACATCGGAGATATGTATCATCTTAAGGAGTATAATCCTGATCTAGTCAGAACGATCATCGCTAGACTCTCTGAGAAACATGCTATCGATAGAGATTTAAAAGATCATGTTGAGATCATCAATAAAAACCCTGAAGCGATCTACTATTTGGCTTGTCAGATCTGCAAAAAAGAGACGATTGGTATAGATACCTCTTTGAAAGAGACTAAGGAATCTGAGTTAGGACTGTTACTGGCTTCTAACATGGTGAAGATCATTGAAGTACTACATGACTACAGTGATTTATTTATCGCTTTCTATCGCACTTCTAACATGCCTACTCAGGTAGCTCACTTCAAGGATAGTATCCGAGAAGTGGTCTTGATGAGCGATACAGACAGTACGATATTCACCACAGAAGACTGGGTAGATTGGTTCTTAGGACATATTGACTTTACCGATACTGCGAACGCCGTGTTCGCCGTGATGGTATTTCTATCAGGCTCTCCTTTGAAACATCTTTTAGCACAGATGTCAGCAAACATCGGTGTAGATAATGATCGAATATTCTTAATCTCGATGAAAAATGAGTTTAAGTTTGAGATCTTTGTTCCTACCTTAAACACCAAACACT